CTTGCGGTAGCTTGCAAACGGCTTTATGCTTGCCTCGTTTTTGGCGGCATCCCAAGCTATAATTTCGCCTGGAATCATTGTGTGGACATCTTGCGAATATTCTCGCATATAATCTTTCAAAAAATGCGTTGCACTTGGAATCATATCTGCACCTCAATCAGTCAAATATTCTTTCTTTGTTCAAACAGCCTTTTCCGCAGGTTGGGCAGTTGCAAGCCCTCGCAGATTCAGTGTAATCTACTGTATACCAGCTTGTTTCATGTGCTTCACACTCCCAAACGCAACCGCATTTTTTGCACTCAAACGGAAACATTTCTGGCGGGGGAACTTTTCCTGCTTTTATAATTTTCATATTTAACTCCATTTCTAATTTTCCAATAAAGTAGCCTTACACAGCCAATCGCCCTCGATATTATCGCCTGTCATATCGATTGTTTTAACACGAAAATAGCCGCTAATTTTGCGGCTGTCCAGTTTGACAAAATCGGAGATTCCAATTTCGCCGTTCAAAAAATATTCAACCTCCCAACCTGTTTGCATTGCCGTTCCCTCGGTATCGCCGCCGTAAGTTATTTTTTTGGGTGTGCCAATTAGTCCACTTTCGGCGGAAAGTACGTAAACTTCTTGCTTGGAAGAATCACGATTCTTTTTTATGTGCAAAATTCCGCCGCTTTGGTCGGTTTCGGCTCTCCATCGCAATGCAGACGATGCACAAGCGGAATCTAACGCCATTCTTGCTGGCCCGATGTAGCTGTAGCCTTTGGGAATATCGTGAAATTCGGCGTTGTGGCTGATGTTTGGAGCAAGCCCCATTTGGGCGGCTATATCGGTTATTATTTGGCGTGTGTTTACGGTTTCGGCATATGATAGGCTTACGTAGGTGTCTCGTAATTCTACTCGGCAATCTTGGGCTTCGAAGTAGGTTTCGTGGTCGGCTTCGTTGTCGATGGTTTCGGTGTATGTTACTATTCCTTTGAAAATCATGGGCAGAAATTCGCCGCGGTAGCCAGCGTGCAAGGTTACAACGCAATCGTCTTCATTTAGGGTTGCTATATTTTGTGGGGATAAGTTCCATAGGCTTATTTTGGCTGTGTCGGGTTGTTCGTCATCGTTTTTTTGTATGTTGAAACTTATTCGTAGGGCATGGTTTTTTTCGTTGGCCTGCCCGTCCGGCAGGCGGGCGGTTACTAATGTGCCTATTTCGCCACTTCCGAAAGCTAATTTGTATTCTCGGTGGAATTGTTGCATTTAATCGCTCTCCTCACTACTAGCATAATAAAACCTCGCTGTACCGTCAGCAAAATCATCTTTGCTAACGTGATTTTTACTTGCCCGCTCGGCAGGCGGGTTAGATTTCACGCCAAAAACACCGCTGGGCATTCGTGGGTCTGCAACTTGGATATTCAGTGGAAAATGCGGCACAATCGGCAAATTTAGCACAATCGGCTCGTGTTGCATGGTGTACAGGCTAAACCGCCAGCGGTCGGCGGTTTCGTTGTACTCAAATCCTATTAAATAGGCTGTTTTGCCTAGCACAATCCGCATTAAACTTCTTGGGATATTCGGCACTTCGATTTGTAGCATCATATATCACCGCCTTTTTTATTTCAAAATTCCCAAACTGCTCGCCAAATTGTGCAAAGCACTTGCGTTGGATTTGCTTGACGAAGAATCATTGCTATAATTACTGTTGTTTACAGTGCTTGACGAAGAAGTTGGTGGATTTTCCTGCACCACATTAGCAGGCCCTAAAAACTGCACCTCCATTGTGGTTGTTTGCCGTTCAACCTTGACGATTTGCCGTAAACTTATGGGCAATTCCACCATATCGCCGTAATCTTTGCTGATTGTGTCCGAAAAATTTTCTATTGCCATCATTTCGTAGACGGCGGTTTGCGTGGTAACAGTAACTGGCTCTCGCTTGAAAAAGCAATCCCGCAATCGTGCCAAAACTTCTTGCACTCTTGCGGGATTTTGCCCGTTGATTGCCCTGTGCGTTACTGGATTATTGGATATTATCAACGTCAAATTTAGCGTTAATGGGCGGACGATTATAGCATCCGAAACCTCAAAACCTGCTTCGGTGGGATAACTTGGCACATCTGCGGTGTAATCGGTGGTTTGCGTTATTACTGCATCGAACGTGATTCCATCGATGTCTACTGGTTGTATTTTTCGCATGATTTCCTCGTTTCTGTAATACGGTTTAATGCGGGCGGATATTATCCGCCCCTACCTTGCGTATGCCAACGCCCTTGAAAGTTCGCCCATAATGTCAGTTTGTGCCACTTTGCCAAACGCCTTGAAATCCGCTTGTTGACTGGCTCGGTCGCCCTTAAACTCGTTGTTCATTTCGTTTTTCATGTTGATGTTTATTATTTTGTTTTCTATGTTGCCGTAAAATGGCGTGTTTGCAGGGTTTGGCGGAATTGTTATTGCTCGCAAAGTGTTTGCCGCTTGCTTTATGAAGTTTGCTCCGCTTGCTAAATTCGTTAAAATATTCGCTGTTTCTTTGTTATTTAACACTTTTCGCCCTTTTGCTCCTGTTATTAACTCTGCTCCGTTTTCTCCTGCAATAAAAGTGTCTGGCGTGCTGTTTGTGCCTTTTGCGAAACCTTCTATTGGCGAAATTCCACTATTAGAGCTATTGGAATCGCTGCCGAATAATCCGCCTATAAAATCGGCGGCTTTGCTTAATCCACTGCCCACAAAATCTGTAACTGTGCCGATTATATCAATAAACGGTTGGAAGAATTTTACTATTTTGTCAATCATACTTTTTATGAAATTTGCGGCTTTTGTGAACCAACTTTTTATTTTGTTAAACCAGTTTTTTACATCTGCAACGCTTTTTCCAAATAACATTGCAAAAATTAAAATAAGATTGTCAACTACTTGGGCGAAAATTTCCTTGATAAAGTTCCAACTGGCGGCGAAAAGTTCTTTTACACCTTCCCAAAGAGCATCCCAATCGCCACTGAAAAGTGCCGAAAATATGTTGAAAATGGCGGTTATCATATCCACCAAAAATGTGAACATATTTACAATGCGTTCAACAAAGCCCGAAAACCATGTTATTATGTCTGCTCCGTGCTGTTGCCAAAAGGCGACAAGTTCGCCAATTTTAGTTGCAACTGTATTTTGCAACCAGCCCAAAAACGTTTTAACCTGCCCGACCAGCAGGCGGGTAAAATCCCAAACGGCTTTTAACATGGGATAAACGCTCGCCCAAATTTGTTTTGCATAGCCGATTGTTCGGGCTATTATTTGGTCGCCGTTTTGTTGCCAAAAGGCTACAAGTGCCGAAATTACAGTCTGCACAAATTGCCAAGCCGTTTGCACCGTTGCCGAAATTTTCGCCCACGCCGTTTGAATAAATCCAATAATTTTGTCGCTGTTTTGTTGCCAAAAATTGGCAAGCATGGAAATTATCGTTTGAATCTTTTGCCAAGCGGCTTGCACAAAGCCAATAATGCGGTCTCCGTGCTGTTCCCAAAAAGCGACAAGCCACGTCCAAACGCTACTAATCACGTTGCGGACAACCTGCACCGCTTGCGAAATCAGCGTTTTGGCGGTTTCTACTAGAGTTTTTATTTTCGCTTTTACGTCGTCCGCGCCGATGCCGAACTTTGCTAAAATTGTACCAATAACGCTGTCGCCGCCGCGCATGAATGTTATAAAATCGTCCACTAGCAAGCCCAACAGCACAATCACAGCGATTATTGGTAGCATTTTCAGCTTTATCATTCCTAGCATTTGCCCAATGCCACGCAAAAATCCCAATATTGCAGGAAAATTGAACGCCAAAAATAGGCTGCTTGCGATTATTGCTAATAATTTCAGCAAATTTTGCACTCCGCCTACTTTTTCGGCGATTGTCATAAAGCCGTTTATCAAGGTTCGCAACACACGCAAAACTCGGTTAAACCCTGCAATCATGCCGCTTGCAATACGGCGTGTTAAGTTTCCTAGCATTTTTGTTAATTCGTGGGCTTCATCCATTTCTGCCAAAAAACCTTGCCACATTTCGCGGATTGTTTGCATTGCACCTTGCATTATCTCGCTTTCCTGCAAAAATTTTTTGCCGAGATTTATTATTCCGCTGATGCCGATAAATCCAAGTCCGATTGTGCCTAAAATGCTTGCCACTTTTGCTCGCAGAGTTTTCACTTGTTGCAAGGCTTGATTTTGGCTAGTTTTATCTACATTAAAGCCAACTTTGTTTTGCTTTAATGGATTTGCGGCTATTTTGATTTTTTCTGTGATTTTTACGGCGTTTGCGGCGGTTTTGTTGTCAACGCTAAAGCCTACTGGCAACTTGTTTAGACTTTTTTTTGCGGAATTAGCCAAATTTTTTATTAAGCCGCTTGCTTTTTTTTCGCTAGATTTGTCTATTTCGAAGCCTATTGCTATTGCTATATCTCGGATTGTCATGGGGTTGCTCCTTTCTAGGTTATTTTTGTTTCTTTAACTTTTCCTCTATTTCGTCCAATTTGGCGGCGAAAATATCATTATTCATTTCAACCACCGCCGCCAATTTTAGTATATCGTCAACACTGTAATATTCTTCTAATTCGGCTTTTGTTACTACTTTGGCGGCGATTAGTTGCCACAACTGCAATTCAAATTGGTTGCTAAAATAGGCTACTTCCAGTCTGCCGTACTGTTCGACTCCTCTTTCGCCTTCTCTTCTTCCGCTTTCGCTTTCTCTTCCGCCAATTTTGTACGCCTGTCCTTTTCCTTGCCAAATCGGCGTTTGGCATTGCCGAAAAAATCCTCAAAATTTATCCGCAAAACGTGATACACAAGTTCAAAAATGCCCGAAAAATCGTCTGCAAAGATGTTTTCTAGGTCGTTTATTGTTATTGACGTTGCCATCTGTTCGCTTTCTAACTTTGCCTGCCCGTCCGTCAGGCGGGTGCTGACGTTTTGGTGGTTTATGCACAGTTCTTTGATTATCCAAAATATTTTCTTTTTGTCTAATCGTTGAATTGCCGTTACTATTTCGGGCAAAAATGGGTCAATATCCAAATCGCCTATTTCCTCGGGGATTTCTTCTAGTTTCGTGCCGCTTTCTGCCGTAAATACGCCGTTTAGCGTGTCTGCTAAAATATCTTTCAAATCTGCCAATATTTCTGTTGCCTTAAATGGACTAAATTTGCGAATATGGAACGTGGCTTTTTCGCCATTATCGTTGGTTTCTATTTCTACTGGGATTACTTTTTGCATTTTGTCATCTCCTTTTTTTAACAACGCGCCGAAATTTCTTGTTAGTCAAAATATTCGCCGCGTTTTTTATTTTGTGTGAGCAGGTTGCACAACTTCCCAAGTTGCATCGCCTGTTTCTATTGTAATTTCAATGTTGTTGCTGGGTTCGCGCTTGCTAAATTCACGTTTTACCATGTTTGCAACCCACGCTTGCTCGGCGTGAAATAGCGTTGTGCCTGTCAAATCTTGAATTAAAATTGGGAAAAATTCTATTATTCCCGTGCGCTGCTCTTTTAAGTAGCGTTCTTGCAACTTTTCGGCGGACGGAGATGTTTGCATAAACGTTAAATTAACACTTGCCGTCCAATCGGGATCAAGGCCGACCGCGACCGCTCCGTCTGCTCCAACTTGCTTGCTTGTGCCTTCGCCGTGTGGCTCGATGCTTACAAAAGTGCCGTCTGCTAGGGCTGTTGCCGTTTCGTTGCCAAGTTCAATTAAAACGTGGCGGCTTGAATATTGTCTTATTTCTGCCATTTTTGCCCTCTCCTATTCTATGGATAAAGATTTCCGCTAATCTGCACAAAATGAATTGCGCCCGCCAGCCGTGCCGAAAAACGTACATCTTTCAACTCGCGCGAATGGCGTTCTCGGCTGGTTAAATCTCGTGCGCGCGGAACGCTTGTTGTAAAGCCTTTGTGCGGATTGCCCTCGCTGTCCCATTCGTCTGGTGCAATGCCGCCGATTCGTTGGGCGTTTTTTAAGCCAGCAATTAAGGCATTATGAATTTTTGCGATGCCTTGGTCGGTGTAATGCACCTTTGGATCGGCTGTCATTGCCTCAATTATGCGAAGTTGCAAGTCATTTTGTAGCCAATCACGAAATCGGATTGTGTCAATCCATTCGCCGCCACGCGTTTTGCCGTGAAAACTGCGGATTATTCGGGCTATTCGTGGAATCGTGTTAGAATTGCCCTCTTGCAACTGCCTAAACAGGTTGCTTGATAGCTTTTCGGGTTCGATTCCTGCAACTTGCTTGTGTGCCCAAGTTTCCGTGCCAGCGTGATGCGACAAGGCTTTTGCCGTAACTGCAACGTGTGCAAAATGATTGTCCGCTGGAGCGGTTTCGGCTGTGTCGTTATCGTAAATTTTGCCACAAAATCCGTAACTTCTCATATAAATATCGCTGACTGGATCGGTTTCTGTGAAAAACGTGTAGCCGAAAATTTTGTTTTGGCTTTCCGTCCACTGGGCTATTTGTGGGAAATATTTTGGGTTGATTCCTGCGGCACATAGTGCGTACCAGCCTGTTTCTGTTAAGGCGGCGTTTAGCGTGGTTTCTAATTGGTCGGTTGTGTAATATTTTATTACCTCCGCCAGTTTTCCCATTTCTGTTTTTGCTGTTTTGGCTAGATTTTTTGCCGTTGGCAAATCGATAATGCTGTAGGCGATAATGAAATCTTCGCTGTCAACCTCTACTAACAAAATTTTTGGCACAGAAAATTGTTCACGGTAGGCAACGCCCGAAAAAGCGTCATAATAAAAGCCCCCATATGGAAAGGCGGCTGATATTTGGTAATTGTGCCAAAGTTTTGTTGTGCCTGGCGTGATTGTCATGTCGTGTCCAAAATCCACAAAACCACGATATAATAGGCGGTTGCCAGGTTGCGGTTGGTGGTCAAATTCGAGAATGAAATCTCGCAAAGTTATGTTGCCAACTTGGGTTGTGCCTGTTTGCTTTAGGTTGAAGTCGATTTTTGGGGGTTCTTCAACAATTTTGTCAACTTCCGCCTCGGCGGACAGGTCGGGAAGTTCGGTATCTTCGGGCAATTCTAACATTGGCGGATTTACGTTGTTTTCGCTGTTTTCATTGTTTTCGCCAAAAACTGGAAAATCCTCTGGTAATTGTAATGTTGGGTGTTCAGCATTTTCATGTGGCAATTCGTCTGGATATATCGGCAAAATTGGGGCGATTGGATGTGTCATATTTATTGGTTCAAAATTCGCAACAAAAATCCTGTTAGGGCGTGGAATCTGCGAAAATGCAATTCTCGCCGCCGCTCCGATTGGGTCGGCGTTTTCGCCCGTGGTTTTGTAACCTGCACTTGCTACTTCTTCTAGGCTTGCGTATGAGGTAATGCTGTTGCTATTATTCGGGCGGATAATATCCGCCCCTACGTTTAATGGGTTTTGTGGCGGTGGACCAAGTAGCAAAATGTGGTCAAAACTGGATTCGTCCACTGGCGGCATTGTTAGCGTTATGTCTACTTTGGCTATTCTGTCTAAATTGTTCATTTTATCAATCCTTTCTAAAAATGTTAACCTGCCCGTCCGGCAGGCGGGTCAAAAATGGGAATCGCCACGCAACGGCAACGATAATCGCCGCCAGGGTGGTTGCGGCGACCGCTTTTTGTGTCAACGATTGGCGGATTGTCCCATTGGTGGATTGTGTTGTGTAAGGCTCGATGGTCGGCACGTGTGCGGCTGTCCATGCTTGCTTGCCATTTGTATTTTGTTATTCCTGCATCTTGGTGCTGTTTTTGCGTTATTTGTCCGTTTAGCTTTGCTACTTGGTCTCTCGCCCAAAATTCGGCTCGTTTTTTGTCAACGTTGTAGATTTCTTGTAGCGTTCCACGCAAGGCTTTTGGGCTCGCTCCTGCGATAAATTTTTCTTGGACGGTTTTTTGCATTTCGCCTAAAGTTTCTTTTGGCAGGGTTTTTATTAGGTGGGCGTTTTCGTTTGTCCAAAAGTTGAGTAGATTTTTGTAGGATTTTCCGTTGAATCGGTCTTTTGTTATGTCGATTCCTAAAAGGTTTCGCCATTCTTGCCGAAATTTTCGCTCGACTTGGGCATTTATTCCGTTTGCTATATCTTGCAATTTTTCCCGAAAACCAAAATCTTTTGTGCGGCGTTTGAAGTTGCGTTCGATTCTTTTGAAGAAATAAAAAAGGCTGTCCATATCTAAACCGTCCAGTCTTTCGTATTCTGCCCAATTTTCTGTACTTTCGTATTCTTCCAAAATTTCTAGTTCTTCGTCAATGGCTTGTTTTAGCATTCGCATAACGGCGGAGTTTAGCCTTGCAAACTCGTTTTCTTTCGTTATTGGGTATTTTTTGTTGTTTGCCAACTTAAATCAACCCTTTCAAAATGCCCATTATCCGTGATATTTTCTAGGATAAAGGCGATTTCTAATTCTGTCATGGCACGTGGGCGATATGTTGTTTCTGCGACAATATCGGTTAAATCTCGGATTGTGCTTGTTATTATGTCGATGTTATGCACTTGACAAAAAATGTCAATCGCTGGGCTGTTGAGATATTGCACAAAATTTGCCAGCAGTTGCACGGCGTTTGCACAAAATAAATCTAATTGCACAGTTGTTGTTGCTGGCAAAAAGTCGCCTGTTAAGCCGCTTTGGTTGAATCTTGCTGGGCGTGTTTGGGTTTGAATGTCCATGAATGTTAATATTGCGGCGTTGTAGGAGGCTACTTTTTTTGTGCGTGCGATGTTTGTTGTTATTTCGGTATTTGGAATGTTCAAAAAATACTCTTCGGTCAACTTAAAAATTGCCTGTTTCATGTTGTCAACTGTCATTATTCTTTTCCTCAATCACAAAATGAACGCCCTGCATTAGCCGCCCTGTATCAATCAGCGGAGCGGCGGATTTCTTTTTTCTTATGGTGCTTTCGGCGTTCGGCGTAAAGTTGCCCTTTTGGATTTCTTGCTGAATTAAACCTTTTTGGTATGTTCCTATGCGTTGCAAAATTTGCTGGGCGGTTTTGCCGTTTCCCAAATTTGCTAATTCTTTTTTTACGAAATCGGAGATTTGTTGTTGGTTGTTGTCCACAGATTGGCGTAAAAAGGGGCGTGGCGGTATGTGTTGTTTGCCGTCTTTGGTTTTTGTGCCTAGTTCGTTCCATACGGCAATGTCTAGCAAAGTGGCGTTTTTACTGCTTTTTTCGCCTTGTTGATAGCCAATTCGCACTTGTAAAGTTGCCAGTTCGTTTAATTCTTTTAGGAGTCTGTCAAATTGTGTCATTGTTTTCGCCCCTTTCATTGGTTTCTTGTAACATTTTTTGCAAACTTTCGTCATATGGTGGGATTTGCACCCATTCCGCTTTGAAATGGGCAAGTTTTGTGTGATCCCATTCAACGCAACTTGTGCATTCGTACCAAAAACCCTTATATAATAGGCGGTCTGCCTGTTGATTGGTGTGTTCGTCTGCGGAAAATAATTTTGTTCGCCCAAAACTGGTTAGGCGAGTTGTTGTGTGTTCGCCGTAATCGGGTTCGTTTTGGTGGTTTTGTGGGCTTGGTGGTTGCACGTTTAGTTTGATTGTTAGGTTGGTTGTTTCATTGTTAGTAAACCGCTTTATTTTGTAGGGTTTGTGCCAGATTGTCAACATTTTATCGCTCCCCACTATTCAAAATTGGGATAACTTTCAACCTTAACAAACTTTGATATTGCACGCCGTATTCCGTCATGCCGAGGTCGCTGGTTAGGTTGCCCAGTTTTTCGAGGTTATCGTTGTAGCTTATGCTTACGCTACCCTCGCTGTAACTGCTTACTCTTGCGGTTTGGTAGGCATCTTGTGGTAGGGTTTCGTTTTCTGTTTCGGTTTCATTATCAAACAGCCCAACGCCTGATAAAGTCATGCGGTGGGCTGTCATTAGTGCTAGGGCTTGCTCCCATAGGTTGCCAAATTTGCGTTTGCTTACTAGCGGAGCGGTTAAATTTATCCATTGTAGGACGGTTTTGTTGTCTATTTCTCGCAATTTTGGGGCTATCAATCGGAAAGTTGCCAAAACGGATTTGTATTTATTGGCGGTTTCTTTGGCACTCACTTTTTTTGCTTTGGGGGTTTTGCATTTTCCCCCTGCGGAAGACCGAGGACGGTCTCCCTTACATTGTCGTTTGGCGAAATGTTGTCGTTTTGCGAAACGTTGGCATTTGCCGAAACAGTTTCGATGGGCGAAATGTTGTCGTTTTGCGGAACGGTTTCTTTTGCGGTATCATTTTCATTTGCCGAAACGGTTTCATTTGCCGAAACGGTTTCATTTGCCG